CGGCTTAAATAGACTTAATAAATAAACTAGGAGCCTAATGGCTGACAATTCAGCAGACATAGCCAAGCGAATTATCCTTGGCTGTGTAGCAGAAGGTATGACCATAGACGCGGCTTGTTCTTCAGCCGGTAAGTCTATGAAGACTTATGAGTATTACCGTCGCACCGATAAGATCTTCTGCGATAAGATTGACCGTACTAGGCTCGGTCTAAAGGAGAAGTCTTTCGCCTCCGGCGATGTACACGACATTACCTTTACCGAGTTTAGAAAACGCTTCCTACACTCAAACACTTTTCCGCATCAGCAAAATCTGGTAGATATGATTGAAACTGGTAAACCTTCTTGGTTACACCCCAGTATGAAGTATGAGCCAGGAGTGGCGAATAACCGCATCCTGCTAAACATTCCGCCCAACCACGCCAAGTCAATGACTATTACGGTTGACTATGTAACTTGGCAGGTAGCTCGTAACCCTAACTTTAGAGTGCTAATAGTTTCACAGACTCAACGCCTAGCCTCAGACTTTCTCTACGCCATCAAGCAACGCCTGACTCATCCAATGTATGAAGACCTCCAGAGCGCTTATGCTGCTGGCGTAGGGTTTAACTCTAAGTCTGCCTCGTGGCAGGCTACCCGTATCACCTTTGGTGATGAGCTGCGTGAGACCGGTGAAAAAGACCCGAACATTGAAGCAGTTGGTATCGGCGGTCAGATCTACGGCAAGCGTGCCGATATGATTATTGTAGATGACGCTGTTACTTTATCTAACGCTAATGACTTTGAACGACAAATCAAGTGGCTAACCCAAGACGTTCGATCCCGTCTTAACCCTACTGGTAAGTTAATTATTATCGGTACCCGCGTTGCATCCGTTGACTTGTACAAGGAACTACGCAACGAAGACCGATACCCTGGCGGTATTGTGCCTTGGTCATATCTTGCTATGCCGGCGCTTTTAACCGTAGATGATGAACCTGACAAATGGGAAACTCTTTGGCCAGCATCCGATCAACCATTTGATGGGCAGAAGGAAGATGAGAAAGATCCAGAGACTGGATTATATCCTAGGTGGGATGGGCGCAATCTTTACAACGAACGCCAATCTATGGATGCTTCGACCTGGGCTTTAATTTATCAGCAACAAGATATCTCAGATGACGCCGCCTTTGACCCAGTATGTGTTCGTGGCTCTATTGACGGTATGCGTAAGTCTGGCAACTTAGTTGCTGGTAACCCTGGACACCCCAGAGACTTAAATGGCTTCACCTACATCTGTGGTTTAGACCCAGCGATGATTGGTGACACCGCAGCTATCTGCTATGCCATTGACCGCCAAACTAAAAAAAGGTACATAGTAGATGCTATTAAAATTAGCCGGCCGTCTCCAGCTGCTATCCGCAATCTTATTTTTGATTGGACATCCCTCTACTCCCCCTCCGAGTGGATCGTCGAAAAGAACGCCTTCCAATCCTTCTTAACACAAGACGAAGGTATCAGGATGCACTTAGCATCCAAGGGAGTACAGTTTAAGGAACACCATACTGGATCTAATAAATGGGATGCCGGTTTTGGTGTAGCTTCTATGTCTACCTTGTTTGGTACTAAGCAGTTCGATGGCAAGCACCATAGAGATAATCTAATACATCTGCCATCAGATCAAACTGAGAACATTAAATCTTTAATTGAGCAATTAGTTACTTGGTCTCCTAGTACTAAAGGCAAGACCGACTTAGTTATGGCGCTGTGGTTCTGTGAAATCAGAGCACGCGAACTACTTAACTATGGTCAGTATGCCACCCACCATATGAAGAATCCATTTCTGTCTCGGCACGAGATAGGCAAGCGAACTGTCATTAATTTAGATGAAGCTTTCGCTGAACAAAACCGTATGCAAGTAATCTAACAAGGAGCACCATTGTTATCAGTCAAAGAAGTTGACGCGAAGTTATCGCGCCTACGCTCACGCTCTGCAGCGCGAGATCAACGTATGCGCGATGTGCTTTCGGTGCGTCAAGGAGATATCTCCAAGGTATTTCCTTCAATGTTTTCAGAGGACTATCCAAAGCCTCTGGTTGCAAACTTTATTGACGTAGCAGCGCGTGACTTAGCTGAGGCAATGGCACCATTGCCATCCTTTAACTGTTCAGCAACTAATATGGTTTCAGATACTGCTCGCAAAGCCGCAGATACTAGAACTCGTATTGCTAACTTCTATGTTTCAAACTCTGATCTACAGCTACAGATGTATACCGCAGCAGACTGGTATAACACCTATGGTATGTGTATCGGTATGGTCGAGATGGATTACGATGACAACAACCCACGTATCCGTATGCTCAATCCATTTGGAACTTACCCAGAGTTAGATCGCTATGGTCGTACCTTATCTTTAACTCAGGTTATTATCAGCGATGCTGAGACGCTAGCTGCCCAGTATCCAGAGTTCTACGAACAAATCCTTGGTAGAAACAATTACCAACTAGGTTCTCCTTATGTGTCAATGGTTAAATACCACGACAAAGATCAAGACTTGCTTTACTTACCGGAACGAAAGAACCTAGTACTATCACGTACTCCTAACGTTCTTGGTAAGTCTATGGCACGTACCGTGATGCGCTCATCTTTAGATGGCGAAGCACGCGGTCAGTTTGATGATGTGCTCTCCGTTCAGCTTGCTCGTGCTCGCTTTGCGATCTTACAGATCCAAGCAGCAGAGAAATCTATCCAAGCACCTATTGCTATTCCACAAGATGTTCAGGAACTTGCCCTCGGTCCTGATGCCATTATGCGTTCTGCTAATCCGCAAGGCATCCGCCGTGTTCCATTAGAACTTCCTGCTGGAGTATTTACTGAATCCGGTGTATTAGAACGTGAACTTCGTATGGGTGCTAGATACCCAGAGTCTCGTTCAGGCAATATGGACGCATCTGTTATTACAGGTCGCGGAGTGCAAGCGTTACAAGCTGGCTTTGATACACAGATTAAAGCAGCACAAGCACAGTTTGCTAGATTGTTTACCGAACTTGCCTCACTTTGCTTTGAAGCAGATGAGCAAATCTTTGGTGGAATACCTAAGACTATTAAGGGAACCGATGACGGTACACCTTATGTACTTAAATACAGTCCATCTCGTGATATTAAAGGCGAGTACGGCGTAGATGTACGCTACGGAATTATGTCTGGTATGGATCCTAACCGTGCCATCATTGCTTTACTACAAATGCGTTCAGACAAACTCGTTTCTCGTGACTATGTACGTCGTGAAATCCCTATGGATCTAAATGTTACTCAGGAGGAACAACGTGTTGATATTGAAGAAATGCGCGATTCTTTGCGTGTTGCTGTTGCACAGTATGCTCAGGCGATTCCGGCTCTCGCGGCGCAGGGGCAAGACCCTTCCGAGATTATCAGCCGTATCGCAACTGTTATCCAAGGTCGGCAAAAAGGCCAAGCACTAGAGAACATTATCGAAAAAGCATTTATGCCACCACCAGCACCAGAACCAATGATGCCACCAGAGATGGCAGGTATGCCTGGCGCAGAACAGATTCCAGCAGCAGGTGTGGCCTCCGCCAACGCCTCGCAGCAACCTCCAAATCAACAAGGTGGTACGGCCCCTGCTGCTGGTCAAAAACCCGATATAGCCCAACTACTAGCTGGTATTACCGGCGCAGCATAAATGGAGGAGGTGTAATATGAATAAAGGATCACGCGCAGCAGCACCTATGGCTAAGCCAAAGGAAGGCAAGATGGACCACTCAAAGCCAGCAGGCGGCAAAGTAATGCCATCAATGATGCCAGCAGGACGTAAAGGCAACGCAGTTAAAAAAGGATAAATTTTTTATAGGAGGTGTACTGGGTGAGCAACGATAAGATTCCTCGCCCAGTGCGCCTTTCTGATTTTCTAGTAATACTTACAGGTTTTATTCACAACATAGCGCAAACATTTGAAGCTATGACAGGTGAACTAATGGAACTATCCATTTATCATTCTAACCAAAAGACGGAAACTATTCGTGCTTGGGAAGATATGTCCGCAGATTTAGAAAAGTTAGGAGAAGAAACAGATGGCTGAACCAATGAATCCATTGGCCGGAGTTTCAGGTCCTGGCAAATACGCTGTTCGTACAGATAAATTAAGTATGGGATCTACTGCATACGGCGAAGGCGTAGAGACTGCCGCAATTCAATCAGGCTCGCCTCTTTCAAGAACCCCAAATCAACGCCCAATGCCAGCGAACGAAGTTCGCGCTGCCGCAACACAAGGTTCTGTAACAGGTTTATATGATCCAACCCAAAGACCAGATTCACCAGTTACTACTGGTATTGATATGGGTCCAGGAGCAGGATCTAACGCCCTTATGATGTCTAAGCCAGCAGATGACTCAGAATTTAGAATAAAGATTGAAGCATCAAAGTCAGTGCTTGCTTACATAGCAGACTTGCCTAACACGTCACCAGAAACTCGTGCTGCCATCAAAGAGTTGTGGAATATGCAGTGAGTTTATGGAATCGAATTGGTGATATAGCTTCAACCATTGGTAAAAATGCGATCAAATTCGGTGGCGAAGTCCTTGGCGGCGCTAGTAGTGTTGCTCGTGTTGGCTGGGATATTGGTACAGCACCTTGGAATGATGCCGCTGAATTTAATGGTTTTTCTAATACCTTAAAAAATGCTTGGGCACCAGAGAGTAAAGATATAATTAAACCGCTGGCATCAGCTGGCGGAGCAATTATGAAAGTTCCTGGCGTTCAACCGACCCTTGAGCGTATTAACTACGTTAACCAACAATATATTCGTGAGCCGTTAACCACCTTTAACCTTGTACAAGGCGATCTTCTTGGTGGACGGATACCAGTAACAGATATATTTGATCCTAATACTTGGCGCAAGGCTTACACTGGCGCACAAGACATTTCATATGGTCAATCATTTGTAAATGTATACCGATCAATTTATGATCCAAAGTTTAACATCTATGATCCACGCGAACGCGAACAAGCATTTAACAAAAGTGCTTGGGGTAAAGCAATATCTGGATCAGTAGATACATTTGCTCAGATCTTTGGTGACGTAACCATTGGTGGTGCTAAAGCTCTTGGCGCTGTTAAAGCAAGTAGCCTAGCAACTGGTAAATTAAAAAATTCAGACATAGTTGCTAAAGCAGCAGAAGATTTAACTAAAGCACAGTACGGCGAAGTAAATCGTTTTACTAAAGTAATAGATGACTTTACTGCTAATGATTCTATTTACGCAATTAATCACCCAATGATTAAAGGATCAGATCAGCCAGCGCTGCTTGCTCATCTTCTTGGTGAATCTAAAGACAAAGACACTACTGCTCTAATTCTTAGAACAGCAACCGGTGATNCAGCAGCTATGGATGAACTTGCGTTTGCTCGTGCTGATATGAAAGATGCTCTTGCTAAGGCTCGTGCTGATTTATCAGCTGTAGATGAATATAAACTATTTTCCGCACCAGATGGAACTGGAATGATTCCATTCCTAAATGATAATCCTGCTGTTATTGCTGAAGCTAAAGCAAATTTAGATGCACTTGCTAAGGCAGATACTGAATTTGCAAAAATGATGGAACTTGGCAAAGCTGGCGGTTCACTCGCTCGTACAACTGGCGTTCTTACTCAAGGTGTTGAAGACTTTATTGCCAAGGCACGCTCTGCTCGATTCTATGATAAACCTGTCGGAACTCCTGATGTTGAAATATTCCAGCCAACTCCATTTCATCGTTTATATCAAAAGATTTCTTGGGCACAAAACGAACGTCCTGCTGGCATAGTTGATTTTAATGATCCAGATTCATACAAAGAAGTTGTAGCAACTATTGAGCGCTTGCGCACAAGTACTGCTATACCAGGCGTGCCTGCTACTATGAAAAGACTTGACGTTCTTTCAGACGAACAAGCTAACTCTTTACTTGATTCTTATATGGGAGCAACCACTCCAGAGGCACGTAGTTTAGCTATGTTAAATATTGAAGGCGCCGGTGTTCGCGCTATTGCTGCTAAATACAATATTGATGCTGAAACAGCAGATCAAATTTACAATACCTACCAAGGTAATCGCACCTCTGCCCTGAAGTCTATTAAAGACAGAGGCTTTATGGTTGATTTAGACGAATCTATTCTTAAAGTCCCACAATTTGAATCTCAAACTGCTAACCAGCTTCCAATAATGGACTTTGATTTATTAGATCGTTTGCTAAAGCAAAATTCCTCAGCAATAAGCGCACTCAAAGGCGCGCTAACCGATAAACCATTAAGCGTTATTGACCTGGTACAGGACTTGTTCAAAGCTGGAGCGCTACTGCGCCTTGGTTACACGATCCGTAATGGCGTTGATTCGCAACTGCGTATCTTAGCATCTGTTGGTGCTATGACTTCTTTGCGTCATCTAGGTCCTGGTCTAAAAAATATTGTTAATAACACAGTGCGTGTGCCTGCTCGTTTGATTGATACCTACTTACCGGTACACAGCGGTATGTCTATTAAAAATGTACAGCAGTCTACTACTGCTGTTATTAGAAATCTTAAAGATATTAAAATTAAAATTGCTGAAGCTGAAACAAAGTTATCTTTGCGCCCTAACGATCTTGATTTAGCCGGTGAAGTAAACACTCTTAAACTTCTTCAGGAAGAAAAGCTGGCTGTCTATAACCATTACACAGAAACTATTAATAAGTTTGGAACTGTTACACCAAAAGACCGAATTGGTAACGGAACTTATGACATTACTACTAGCGATGGTACAACTTACCAACTATACGATGCCTTTGGTGGCCCATTAGGTGAGATGTTTAGAAAGATCGCTTCATCTGGTAACACTTTCCAGCGTATGGTTGAAAGCAACAGTGATATGTATGCTCGTAAACTCCAGACAAAAGGTTTCGGCAAGGTAAGTCCTACTGATCCAGGATACTTTGAACAATGGTCACAAACATTGCGTCAGCAATTTGGCAACTCTGCTGTTGTCAAGAAACTTGCCGCTGGTGAAAGCATCGAAGATATCACTCGCTGGCTTGTAGGATCTCCAGAAGGTCGTGATCTACGCAGACGTCTTGGTATTACAACAGATGATGCTTTAGAACACGTAACAAACATTAATAGATTCTTTGGCAAGTATTTACCAGAGTCATCTGGCTTGCGAAACAAGTTACGCGATATTACTGCCAATGATTTACGCGCTGCTTTCCCAGATCCAACTACTTTGCCTATCATTCACGGCCACGTTTTAGAAGAAGCCTTGTTTAATACCGGTAAATTTAATGTACGTAATGCGATTAATACAGCTTTCAAGTTTTTAGGTACTTTGCCTGAAGATACTTGGGCACGTAACCCACTATATGTACAGTTATACCGTCAAGAAGCCCGCCGTAGAATTGAAATTACTACTGGCCTAAAAGAAGGTAAGTTAACTACAGCAGAACAAGAAGCGATTATGTCTGCTTCTCACAAGGTTGCAGTGCGCGAGATGAAAGGCATCCTGTTTAACATTGAGCGCCGTACAAACCTAGCAACAGCTATGAAGTTTATTAGCCCATTCTTTTCAGCACAAGAAAATGCTTACAAAACTTGGTTGAAATTTGTTGTGGCTAACCCAGCAATCGTTAATCAAGGCTATAACGTATGGCAAGCGCCTAACCGTTCGAGCCTAGTGACAGACCAAGATGGCAATATTGTTCCAGAAGGTCAAACCTCTGGTAATGATGTTATCTGGATAAGTCTTCCAAAAGCGTTTCGTAGTATTCCAGGGTTAGATTCACTTACAAACCTTGGTATTCCAAAGCAATCATTAGATATTATATTCCAAGGTGGATTAGACGTCCTGTACAACAAGGGCAATCCAAATGTATTTAGTGATATCTTTCCAGTAGGCCCTTATGTAGCAATTCCTATCAGCGAGATTGTTAAGAACAAGCCTTCGTTAGAAGATTCTTTTAAGTGGGCGCTTCCTTACGGTCCAACAAAGGATGCAGTATCAGGACTATTGCCAGCTTGGGTAAATAAAAAACGAGTAGCTGGTGACGGACTAGATGACCCACAGTTTGCCAGAAGCTATGATCTAATATTTGCTACAGAGCAAACACGCGCCAAGCGTAATGGCCGCCCTCCTGTAAAGCCTGAAAAGATTATGCAGATGACCAAAGATTATTGGAATCTACGTGTTGCTGCTAACCTAATATTGCCGTTTGCTCCACGCTTTGACAGTCCATATAAGTTCTATATTGAGAAGTCTCGTGAATACAAGCGCAAATTTGGTTTAGAAGCAGACTCTAAATTCCTTAACGATTTTCCAGAGTTCTTTGCCTTCACGGCATCTACTTCAAAGAACCCAGGTAAGGTTGATTACACAATCAAGGCTGTTGAGAATATTCAAAAGTATCCAGATCTGATAACCGAACTTGCTAACATAGAACCAAAACTTATTGGAACTATTGTTAATGATAAAGACGGTTACAAGTTTTCTCAAGCTGCTTACCAGTATCTTTACAGCAAAAATATTACTCCTAACTCAAAAGAGAAGTTCTTATCTGCGCAAGATCCGATTGTTGCTCAAAGAAACAATGAAGCAGAAAAGGGATGGATTGTATTTAGCCAGTTCCGTGATGCTATTGACGCAACTCTGCTACAACGAGGCTTAACTTCTATCCAACAAAAAGGCGCAGAAGATCTTGCTGTTATTAAAGTAGCAGTAATCACTAAACTATCAAGGCAAGAAGATGCTCAGGGTAATCCAATAATTGATCCAAAGTCTGGTCAATTTGTACGCACAGCTTGGTACGATGATTACCTAGATTCAGATGGATCTAAGACAAACCGAGTCGTAGCAGGACTTGCAAAGATTATTGGCAATGAGAAATTTATGGCTGATAATCGCAAAAGCACAACCTGGAAGTCTGTTGGAGTTTACTTTGATTTCCGTCAAGCAATTGCCGGTGAATTATTAAAACGCGAAGCTAAATCAATTGATGCTAAAGCAAATGCTGATTTAAGAATTGTGTACGACGCAGTTGTTCGCAAGTTAAAGACTGACGATCCTATTGGGTTTGGCGAAATATACGAAAGATTCTTAACCCAAGATCTAATTGTAGATAAGTATTTAACACCTCAAGTTCCAAAGGAAGGTAAATAATGGCTGCTAAAGACTTGTATGACCTTCTTGTATCTACAGGAGTAATGACACAAGTACAAGCCGATTTGGCTCGTGCTGCTGCTGCTAAAACGACCACCACAAGCGTTAAACCTGCGGATACCCCAAAGCCTACTAACAATAAGTACCCAACAATCTTTAGTTCAACCGCTGCTACCGCTTTTATCAACAAAACATTTCAAGAACTAATAAAGCGCAACGCTACTACTGCTGAATTAAAGTACTGGAAGCCTCTACTAAAGGCTGCTCAAGAAGCTGGTGCGGCTTCTCAAAAGTATGCGGTAAAAGATAAAACTGGCATCCAGACTACTATTACTGGTTTAGATGAAGTTCAGTGGCTTAAGGGTCAGTTAGCAACTAACGTTGCCTACAAGAATATTCTTAAAGATATTGATTACGCAGCAGAGATCAATGTTATCAAGACTACAGACCCTCAGTACTATGCTCGTCAAGAAGAAAAGAAAGTTTATGACGATGCAGTTTTAGCTGCCGCTGGTGATGCCGCCAAAATTGCTNCTCTTAATGAAACAACTACCTATGGTCGTGGATTAAACGAGTTACTAGCAATCGTTCGCGCCTCGGCTGAATCTAGTGGCGCTACTAATACCCCTGAAGAACTAACAGCAATTGCTAAGAAAATATACGACAAAGGTATTAGCGCTAATAGCGCTCAGGCAGTAACTGAAATTGAAAACGCTTTTAAGTCAGATACTGGACTGGTCAAAGACCAAGCAGCCGCGCTGACAAAAATTGCTGCTAATAAGAAGATCTATGACAAGTTAATTGCTGCTGCTAAAGGTGATCCAGACAAGATTGCTTTAGCCAATGACACCACTGAGTATGGTCGTGGACTTAAAAACATTATTACTGCTTTACAAGCAAAAGCAAAAAATAGTTCTGCAATTAATACTCCAGAAGAATTAAAAACACTTGCCACAAAACTTTACAATCAAGGCATAAGCCTTGACAGTAATGAAGGCGTAGCAGCTGTAAATGCTGCTTTAAGAACAAAGACTGGCCTAGTGGCAGATCAGGCAGTTGACTTGAATGTGCGTCTTGCTAATAAAAAGATCTACGACAAACTTATCGTAGATGCTGCTGGTGACGCCACAAAGATTGCTGCGGCTAATGAAACTACAGAGTATGGACGCGGTCTAAAAAACATAATTACCACTTTACAGAATAAAGCAAAAACATCCAATGCGACTAATACTGTTGAGGAATTAACAGCAATTGCTACAAGATTATACGATCAAGGTCTTACCCTTGAAAGTGCTGAAGGAATTGCTGCTGTAAATGCTGCCCTTAAAACAGATGTTGGTTTACTATCTGAAACACCGGCAGATCTAGTACAGATTGCTGCTGATAAAAAGATATACGAAAAACTTATTGTTGCAGCTAAAGGCGATCCTGCTAAAATTGCTGCCGCTAATGACAACACCGCCTATGGTCGTGCCTTAAAAGAATTAGTTGCTACTTTACAAACTAGAGCAAAAGACTCTGGTGCTATAAACACTTCAGCAGAGTTAAAAGAACTTGCTCAAAGACTTTACGATAAAGGTATTTCCTTTAATAGCAATGAAGGTATTACTGAAATTGGTAATGTTCTTAAAAACAAAAATGGTTTAATCAAAGATCAACCAGCAGATTTAATTAAAATTGCTTCAGATAAAAAAATTTACGAAGGCCTTATTGCTGCTGCTGCTGGTGATCCAGATGCTATTACTAAAGCAAAGACAACTACTGCCTATGGTCGTGGACTTGCTGAAATAGAAGCAGCCTTAAATGTACAAGCATCTATTAGCGGTGCCTCTAATACTATTGAAGAAATTACCGCACTGGCTCAAGAATTTTACGATACTGGAATTAAACTAGGAAGCAATCAAGGCATATCTAAAATTAACTCAATATTCAAATTTGATGCCGATGCTAAGACTGGTAAATATAAAGGTACTGCTGGAACTACATTTGCTGATCTTCAGGAAACAGCCGCAGATAATGGCTTGGATCTGCAAAAGAACTTTGGTAACCAAATTTCTGGCTGGTTAACTGCTATTGCTAGTGGTGAAGATGTAAATAACATTAAACAACAGATACGTGAGGTAGCCAAACTTGGGCAACCAGATTCTATTAAAAAGTTAATTG